TTGAAGAGCGCTGCGATCTGCCTACGCACGAGAGTCTCCTGCAAATTTTGCAATGCAGGATTACCGCCAACTTCTGCCAGGGCCGCGAAGGATCGCGACCGCAGCTGACCGGATATTCGGGTCAGCATGTCTGGCGGGAGGAGGGCTTTGTAGTCGTCAACGTAAGCCCGGGCAACTGCCCAGGCTAGGGTGGGGTTGGACATCTCGTTCACCTCACTATTTCCGTTATGGAAGGAACGCGGCGGAGTTACCCATCTTCATCGGGGTTACCGCCAGCGCTGGTACACAATTGCAAGAATGAACACGACACCCAGCAGAACGCAGGGCGTCACGTCCATAATGAGCTCATGCATCAGTCTCACGACTGTTGCAGTATGTTCGAGCTCCACCTTGACTTAGGCCGAGTTACGGCTTCAGCCATGCTTGCGAAGTGACCATGTCGGTGAACTCGTCCGAGTTCACGACATCCCTGACCGTCGCGATGAGCGCGGTCATATCTGCGGAGTCCCCATTAGCGGGGCCCCGCACGGAAATGTCGACGACGTCCCGCGCCGCGAGCGCCGAGCCGTTCACATCAGCGGTTCCAGAGAGGAACGTGAGTGACGACTTGGCGACAGCCTCGGGCGTGGATGCTTCTTGCCGCTTCTGAGTGATCAGGTGCGGTTCCGCGACAGTGTGGTTGGACAGCTGCCACTTACGGACGTTCCCCATGGAGAACGTTTCGGTCAAGACGGTAGTCATACCGGCCATTTTGGTTTACCTTCTGGTAAGCTTTTGGACGATTAGAGCGAACAAGTTCGAGATCGATTGAACCGTCGCCTTTATCGCCAAGGAGGGTTTAGGAGAGATGGGTGTAGGGACACGGAGTCGGCAGTAGATACTGTCGATGCAGTCTCCGTAATGGTCGTACTGATCGAGCGTACCGCCCGTATTGGTGTTCACAATCCGAGTTTGGCGTGTGATGGAAACATTCCACCCAACGGCAGACGTGGTCTTCGTGACCATAGCCTGCGAAGTGATAGCACCAATAGTGTTCCCGATGTCAAAGACATAGTCAATGACCCAGGAATAGGGAATCAGCTCCCACGCAGCTAGCGCGGGGTTAAAGAATGCTGACTTCCTAGCATCACGCAGCCCAGATAGGGCTACCATGGTGCCACGGCAGCTTACGTTGACGGCCGTATCCTCAGAAACTTCGTAGGATTCGCCGTTTAAGTAAGGCCCTATCCACCGCCGGTCATTGGATGACCAGCTGTTGGACGTTCCACTCGTACCCCTGAAAAGGGGACTATGAATGGCATTCAGATGGTCCGTGATACTCTCAAAGTCACGGAAGAGCTGCTCCCACCCAAACCTGTATGACAGGTAGAGCGAGCTCAGCTCACGCGGTATAGCCTTGGCTTGCCGCAGAGTTAGGAAACCCTTCTGAATGAGGGACTTCTCGATCTGTACTAACCGCTTCGCTGACCCAACTAGGTCAGGTAGCAGTCGCAAGACTTCGCGACTTTCTACAAGCGTGGTGATGATATCCAAACCATCCCACATCTTCGAGGCAGCTGCATGCAAACGTGCTTGGGCATCAATGCCCGATTGGCTAATGGCAGTATGGACATCCGTCATACTGAGTTCCCGCACCCCGTCTGGGTACGGACCGGCTGGGCAGGAAGCTGTTCGCTTCCCCCATTGCCCATTTTGCCAACAATAGAAGGGTTTCCAGGTTAAGGTAACGCGACCGTCAGCACGAAGCTCACGGTCCCACCGTTCGTAGTAGTTTAGCGGGAGGACAATCGTCTCACCTCGCTTTATACGACGCTGTAAATCACTCCATCCCGGAGTCAAATCAGCAGTGTACGATCCTTCTCGCTTGACGCGAATTGAAT